AGCCTGTGCCATCTTTTGATTTATTGTAGAAGGTATTGGTGCTTTTGGTAATTCTGCTGAAATATCTTCATTTTTTTCACCTTTACCATTCCAAGCAGTATCTATCTTATTAAAGAATTCTTTTTTTTCTTCATCGGACATATCATTAATACCTTTACCCGCTTTTTCTAATGCTTTTTTAAAGAATGCCTGATAATCAGCTTCTTCTACCATTACTTCTTTAACTAATTCTTTTAGTCTTGATTTTGTAATTGATGTGTTCATATTATAGTGTTCTAATTTTTTCTGAAAGGTTCATTAATCTTTCTTTGATTTTATGTAAACTTTTATGAGTTCTTTTGTAGTAATCATCTTTGGTAACACCATTCTCAGTTTTTAATTTAGAATACCAATTAACAAATTTTTCAACTTCTCCTAATTGTTGTTTAATTGATGTAATACCTTTACCTATTTTTGATTTTGCAGAACCATCTTCTCTTTTTAATGCCACCCAACGATTTTCGGCTAAATGTAAATTCTTTTCAGCTAATTCCATACCACTAATAACTGCAATTTCTGCACCTGGTTCTTTTTTAGCTGCTGTTGGTTTTTCTTTTTCTTGCTTTAGATTCAATATTTTTGTTTCTTCTAAATCATCAACAACAGTTCCACCTGTTATACTAGCCAATCTATTGTTTTTCTTTTTAGTTTGGCCTGGCTTTGCAAATGCGTTTGGTGTATCGTATCCAGCAACATTAGCAGTTGCAGACATTTCATCCAAAGATTTTTGGATGTTTCTTTCCCTAACGTATTTACGAATTACTTCTTTTAATCTTGCTTCCATTATTTTACTTTAGATTTAAGTTCTTTAATTAGCTCATAAGAAAGCATAATTGATGAAACTTGAGAATCGGATACAGTCTTTCCAATTTTCATTTTTTCTAAAACGGAAATAGTTTCCGATAATTTAATTTGTGTAACTTTATCTTGTAATTTTTGTTTAATACCATCTAATTCGGAAATTATAATTGGAAATTGTTTTTCAACATAATCTTTAAATTTAGTAGTATTTGTGATGTTGTTTATATATTCTTTCAACAAATTCTTTTGAGATTCATTTAAATTTGTATATTTTTTGTTGAAAGTTTCGACTAGAATCTTATAGGTAAGTAATCTAAGGTCTTTGTCTTGTTGTTTATAGGATTCAATCAACTTTTTATCTTCGGTTGGTTGAACTTGTTGAGCCGGTTTTGATGTAATGTTTTCGATTAGGGTAATCTTAGAATTAAAAATATCTTTAATATCATATCCATCTGCTCTTTTGGATTCAAATACTTTATATATAGATGCTAAGGTTTTATAATTAGAAATAGGTGATGATAGGAATTGTTCAATTTCAAATTTTTCTGAAATTTCTTTAATAAGATTAAATTTTTCTTTAGAAAGTGCAACGTGGTTTAGCTTATTATGAGCATCACATACAGTTTCTACTAATCTATCTGCTTTTGTTTCAGAACTATACTTTTCTTTTAACAATATATCGTAAAGACGTAATTCTTTGTTTAACTCCTTATTTGGAGAAAAGAATTCTTTTAAGATATTCTTTGCGTTTTCCGTTTTGTCCCCATTAAGAACTTCCAATGTTATTTGTCTTACCAAAAGCTCAAATAACACTCCAGTATTCTTAAACTTGGAATGTTTAATTTTTTTCATTTACTTACCCTATATTTGTTCTACCCTATAAACTAACACATATAAATATAAACAAATTAATGTTTATTAAATTTTTGTGTCATCTAATAGGTTTTTTTCATCAAGCATATCAGATTTTTCATTTAAAATCGTCTTTTTTGATGAAATTCCGTTTATATATTCCCTTGCTAATTTTTTAGCGTTGGTATTTAAAACCCTATCTTCTCTTTTTCTCTCCTTATGATTTTCTTTATCTCCCAATGGGTCTCTCCCATATGGATGTTTATCTTTACCATAAGTATTACCTTCTCTAGGTCTACCAACTCCCCTGTTTAATTCGATTTCGGTTTTTAATTTACTAATTTCTTCTTCCACATTTTGTTGCTGTGGTGGGTTTGCTGGGTCCTGTCCTTGTTGTTCGATTGATGTATGTCTAAATCTATCTTTTAAATCCAAAACTACTTTAGCTCTTTCAATGTCTATTTCATCTTGAGATAATCCAAATACATTGTGATACGCCCAATCAGAAGATAACATATTAAGTGCTTTAACATCAGATGCCAATCTTACTTTTTCAGACCAAAGATTTACTTTTTCTTGCTCATATATAGTAGATGCATTAGTTAGGGTTAATTCAAAGTTAGTCATTTCAGAATCTTCAATACCCTGCGCTGCCAAATGTACAACTGCAATTTTAGCTAATTCACTAACAACGGTACGTTGAATTCTTTCGATTGTTCTAGCGAAACGAACATCTTCTGCAGCTAATGTAGCTTTACCATTAACGTTCTCATCGTATGATAAGTAAGCTTTTGGTACTCTCAATGCTGCAAATAATTTATTTTTTAAGTAATCAATATCCTCAATAGCGGCGTATTCTAATCCATTTAAGTTTTCTATGGATGTACCACTATCACTACCACGCACAGGTAAGAAAAAATCTTCAGTAAGGTTTTGAATATTGTATTTTAAATTATAATCACCAGTATTTTTATCAACAAATGGAGTTTTTTTCATTTTATTGATAATCTTTTGCATATAGTTATCTACTTCTTGCGGTGGAATGTTACCAATATCAATTTTAAATATTCGTTTTTCAGGTGCTCTCATAATACGATGGATTAACATCGCATCTTCCATAAGAGATAATTGTTTCCAAATTCTTCTTGCACCTTCAATCATTCCCTTGCCATATGGAAGGAAGTTTGTATCTGATAACATTCTGAAGTGAGCCATCTCATACTGCTCATATTCTTTTTTACCAAAACGGTCTAATTCAACTTTATATTTTACATAATCAGGATTATTTGGGTCAGTACCCTCTAATCTTTCTACATCATATACCGAATGTGGCATTACATTAATGATACCTTTACCAGGCATAATTTCTAATGCTAAGAAAGCATCACCGTATTTTACTAAGTTTCTAATCCAAGGCCATAAATTAAATTCTATGTTCATTATATCATAGAATAAATTATGCAATAATTCTCTTACGTTTTCGTTTGTTGATTTTATTTGAAGTACATCTCCATATTCATTTTTAGTTGTGCTTTCATCGGAGTATATATCTAAAGCAGAAGATATAATCGGGTCACTATCCATAGCATCATAATCTCTAAAAAGTTCTCTACGAACTTGATGATATGCCATTGATTGAGCACCCTGATTGTTTTCGTAATATGACCTTTGTAATTTAGTATATCTATCTCTGAGATTTACAAAATTTGTATTTGATTGTCTATCTTCCACATCTACAACTCTACGTTTACCATCTTTATCAACGGTTACGATTGCGTTTGTTGAAAATAGTTTTTTCAGTCTACCAAAAAAACTCCTGTCATCTATTTCTTGTTCTGCCATAATTTATTTTACCATTTTCTACAAGACCAATATCTTGCTTTTGTTCTTGGACCAGGATTATCACAATTGTGTCTTGCTCTAAAGTTTGCTCTCCTACCAGGATTATCTTTTTTTATATTCATACCCTTTTGTCCAAAGTTTACTTTAATTATTTTTCCAGTTTTTGGGTTTTTAACGTAAACTTTAAACTTTTTAACATCACCTTGAGATGGTTTACCTAATTTTACTTCTCTACCTTGATACTCCGCTTCGAACACACAGCTACAATTTGCTTCATCTAAAGATTGTGAGTAAGATTTAAGATATGCAATAAAATCATCCATATCTTCTTGCTCAACATCCAATTCATCATAATCATCAATTGGATTATCCGCTGGCTGGTCTCCTTTAGAATATGCTTTATCTACATATTCATCTTCTTTAAGGATATTTTTAAGTTTAATCATAGTGGTCTCCTTTTATTTTGACATATATCATAAATATCGTAAAATATCAAAACACTATAATTTATAACCATTGTGATAAATCTTCATAATCATCACCAATTTTCATTTTCCAAGGGTCATCGCCTCTATCAGTAGTTCCATATACACCGGCATGCTGCATATTTGATGAAATACCCCCTAATGTTCTTTTTGTTAAATCAATTCCTTCCTGTCTCAAACGAAGTGCGGTATCTCTGACCCATAATCCTATACACAATGCCATTGTTAAATCATCATTATAACTTTTCATAGCTTCCGCTCTACCATTTATGAATATAAAAGTAAACAATTCATCAATTAAACGATTTGAACGAATTGTTACAGCTTTTTCTCTAAAATACTCATCTAATTTAGATATAATTAACGGTCTAGTCTTAGAAGTTGTTGAAAATCCAGCTACCATTTGTCTTTCATCTGCACGATATTTATTTCTCATTTGATGCTCCACATCTACATATTTTAAATCCTTACTCATATAGAATAAGTTTTTGTATTGTCTATCTATACATTGTTGAATACACGCCCATCCGATGTTTGAGTTTTCCACTACAAGTAAAGCATCATTATATTCGGTAGAAAGATTTACTAAAAAGTTTCCAAAATCTTTTGTATCAATTTTACCTCTATATTCTGCAACCTGAGTTGCATTTAGTATATCAATTACATGACAGGCAGAATAGTCACTTCCATCACCCCTAGCTACGTCCGCTACAACCATATATGAACCATTTGCCGCAGGATATTCCCATCTCCAAAGATTTCCATCAAATCCAGTTTTTTCAATTGGGTCTTGACAATATGTTTCTTTGTAAAACATTAAAAGTTCTGGATCAATTACGGTATCTCCAGAAGATACAAAATCACAATCACACTCTTGAGCAGCTTTTTTAGCTCCTAATAATTTTTGCTGTTCATCTCTCCAATTTTGGTCTCTTTCAGGATGAACTGTCCAATGTAGACGAATTGTACTAAATGGATTTGTACCATCTTCCGCTCCTAACCAAGTTTTATGAAACCAGTTACCAACACCATTGGGGGTGGATAACGCAACACAAGCACCACCCGTTGATAGGGTTGATTGAGCTGCCACCCAAATCTCATCAATATCATCAATGAAGGCGGCCTCATCGAATATAAGAAGTGATAGGGCTTCAGAACGTCCTGCATCAGGAGAAGAAGCAATAGCCTTAATTTGAGAACCATTATGTAAACGAAGTGATAGCTTGTTATCTTCTAAAGAACCACCTTTTAACCAAGAAGGAAGTAATTCATGCATTACTCTTACTTTAGTTACTAAGTTTTTTGCTACATCTTGTTTTGTTGCAATAACTAATACATTAAAATCGCCATTAAATAACATTTTCCAAAGTGCAAAACCGGCGCAAAGAGTTGATATACCAGTCTGACGTGATTTAAGAACTATATTAAATCGATTGGAAGCGAATTCAGTTAAAGTTTTTTCCTGAAATGGAAAAAGGTGAAAAGGTATCTTACCCCTGACAGGGTGCTGAATCATACAATACTTTTTCATAAAGTGAATCGGGTCTACCGCGCACTTTTTGTATTCATCAGCTATTATCTCTTTAAGAGACTTCTTTTGTGTTATACCTGTGGTCATACTAATCGTTAAGTGGTCTTACTAAATCGTAATTTTTATCTTTTAATTTAGCATAAGCCTCATTTCTTAATTTAGTAGCCTGTTCAATCTCACCTTCAAACTTAACAATCTCCAAAAGGATTTCTGCTTTAAGTTCTTCTACATCTCTCTCCATACTCCAAGTTTCAATTTTACCATCTTCGTGAACTACTTCGTATGTTTGTTTAGCATCGTTATAAGCTTGTTGGAATTGTGCTACCACATCATTGCCATACGCAATCATATTAGAATATATTTTATAATCTTCATATTCTTTCCACAATCCATCATATTTTATTTGGGCTTCTCTTATAGTAAGACAATGTAAACAATATCCAGTTTTAGATATTAACTTTTTATCAACTCTACCTATTTTGATTGTTTTACACTTATCCGATTTACAAGTGTTTAACTTATCTAAGTAAGCTCTTGTTTCGGCCATTATATCACCCAATTCTGATGTTTGTACTTTACCTGCTTCTAATTGCTCCCAAGACTTACCATCTTCATCAGTCCATTTTTCACCAACTTTACGTTTTATAATTTCTTTATCTGCTCCAGAAAATGAAATAAATGATTCTTTTTCATATTCAGCACCATGCATTACCATATCTACCAACTTTCTACGCGTTGGGTGCATAAACTTTTTATTGAATTCCTTTGCCATATTACTTACGATATATTTGTATATATAAGTATATCAAAATTCAGAAAACGATTATTTATCGAAAAATATTCCTAAAATTTGATTTAGGGGTGCGAATGCACCTGTTAATTTGTAAGTGTTACCACCATAGACAAATACAATACCTTCATTTGGTACAATTTTTTCAAATCCACCAAGTGCATTTAAGCGAGATAATTCTAATTTTAATTTTTCAATTTTCTTAGGGTCTCCACTTGCTTTTACTTGAGATATAGTTGATTGTAAACGAGCTACCATTTGTCTTTTAGCACTATCAGGGTTTGCTGTAAGAACCGAGTCCATAAAAGATAATACATCCGCACCAACTCCTAGAAATATCTCCTCAAATCTCATTAGGTTTTGCTTTCCTATTTTTTGTTGGTCCTGCTTATCAGTTTGGTCAGCCCAAGCTCTTATCTTGTCATCAGTTATTGTTGCTATACGGAAACTCTTGTCACCAAAAGCCCATCTCTTAACTAATCCTATTTTTTGTTGATAATCTAATTTTTTAGCTTTCTTTTCTACAAAGTCAGTCCACCAAGCTTGGTGATAATCGGCAACACCATCCGAATCATGTAATCCAAATTCAGATTGTAATTTAGAAATCATTCCTAAATACTTTCCTTGTAATTTAGAAAGATGTTCTGATTTTGGAAGTTTATTAATTGGAGGGCCCTGTATTGTGTACTTAGATTGAACATGTGCATTTACTTGCTTAATCATTCCACCCAATATAGATGCCGCTTGTTGGTTCTCACCTACAATAGTACCATCCATATCATAATCAAATGTACCATGAAATACTAATAGGGGTTGATTGTAAGGGATTACATTTACAGAGGTTGGATATATCACTTCTAAGTTCATAAACGAACTACCATCCTTAAAAATCTTCTTACGTTGAGGTTCGGATAGGGCTGCTATTGCTTTAGATAAATCCTGCATAGCGAAATTGTAAGCATCGGTTAATCCACCTCTACCAGCAAACTTATCTGCTACTTGTCCTATTGTCATAGCACCAGCCCCTTTGTTCTTTAGGTGTGATTTGTTACGAGCCGCAACCAATCTCCCATTTACCCAACTAACTGCCAATGCCTGTCCATCAGTCTTCTCTCTTGCTAATTCTAAATCACCATTAAGTGCTCTTACCACAATTTGTTTTAAATCACCAAATGTAAGATTCATTTCAATATCAAACGGATGATTCATATGTCCATAAGCCCCACCTTCAGTTAATAAAGATTCTTTAAGAAAATCAATTGGGGATTTTAAATCATGCTTTAATATACGATTGTACTTATCAGTTGTATCTTTATGATTATCTATTGGTAATTTTTGGTCTACTGTTTTTTTCTTTTCTCTTTCAGATGGTATTTCATCAAAAAAATCCCAACCTTCCAACTTATCTAAATAGTATTTTTGATTATCATAATCATCCCAATCAGAGTTCCATATATATCCAGTTGTTGTATTACCATCCTGAGGAAAGGCTCCATTACCAGTATATTCTACAATTGTGGTTTCGTTCTTTAACTTATCAATTTGTTTTTTAAGTTTATCTATCTCAGCTCTAACTTTCATTTGTGCCGGCGATTTTGGCATCATCTTAAAAGCCTTATTATATAATACTACAAGTTCTTTCTCTAAATCTTTTAATCCTTCGTTTGTTGGATTTTCTATTTTAGCCAACTTATCGTAGTATTTTAAATCTTCCCATAAATGGTCCATAGCTATTTCAGTTGCAATACGAACATCGGTTGTATGTTCCATTTCAACTTTAATACCCTTCATCAATTGAGGTTTAATATATTTTGCTGCAAATTGTTTTGGTTCATAATATCCTTTAGAATCCCATTTTTTAGCTAAATCAATTAGAGTTTTACCGTTTGCTAAACCACCGGGAATTTTATCTTCATCAATTTCCTCATATCCACTCATTCCTTTGTTGTTAAGTTTTTTACTAACCTTCTTAACATCATCAGCTTTTGGTGCTCCATTAATATATCCACCAGGTAAACTTAAACCTACACC